TGGTTTACCAGAAAAGATAGGCGGTTGGGAGCAAATTACTTCTAATACACTTGTTGGTGCAGCAAGAGATCAACACATTTGGGCAGATTTAGATGGTAGGTCTTATGCAGCAATAGGAACACATAAAGGATTGTTTATTTATTACGGAGGTGTAATGTATGACATTACTCCTTTAGCGACTGCGGTTACAGGTGCAACTTTTACGATAGCATCAACTTCTGCTCCTCAAACAATAACCGTAAACAAAGCATCACATGGATTGGTAGCAGGCGATCTTTTTACTTTTACATCGGTCACACCACCAACTGGATCGGGTTATACTGTTTCTCAACTAGAAGCAAATCCTTTTGAAGTTTTAACTGCAAGTACTAACACCTTCACTATACAATTTGCAAGTGCTGCTTCAGGAACAACATCGGCCACCGGATCAGCGACAATTAATCCGTATGTTGGTTTTGGACCACTTACTCAAAGTTTTGGATATGGTTTTGGTACTGGATTATTTGGAGGAACTGTAAGTGGAGCAATCACAACGACTCTAAACGGAGCCATTACAGGTACAACCGGAGGTAACAATGCATCTGCTACTAATATTACTTTAACGTCTGCTAGTGGACTTCCTTCTTCTGGAACGGTCTTAATAGGAAGTGAACTTATAACTTATAGTTCGATAAGCACTAATGATATTATAATTGCATCGAGAGGAGCTTTAGGAACCACTGCGACCACTCATTTAAATTCTGCGACAGTAACAGATGCATCAAATTTTATAGGATGGAACCAAGCAACTACATCTTCTACAGTGGTACTAGATCCTGCATCATGGTCTATAGATAATTTTGGCCAACAATTAATAGCAACAAACAAAAATGGTACAAGTTTTCAATGGAATCCAATAGCTTCAAGCACAAATGCTTTATCAACTAGAGCTACAGCTATATCTGGAGCACCAACTAAAACAGTCCAAGCGATTGTATCAGAAAGAGATCGACACTTAATAATGTTAGGAACTGAAACAACCATAGGAGATACTTCCACTCAAGATAAATTATTCATAAGATTCTCAGACCAGGAAACCACAGGAACTTACGCACCAACATCGACTAACACAGCAGGTACTTTTAGACTGGACTCTGGAACAAAAATAGTTGGAGCTGCAAAAGGAAAAGATTACATTTTAATTATTACTGATAATGCTGCTTACATAATGCAGTTTGTAGGACCACCTTTTACATTTTCAATTAAACAAGTTGGATCTAACTGTGGAGCTATAGGACAACATGCAATATGCTTCGTTAATGGCTCGGTATACTGGATGGGACAATCCGGTGGGTTTTTCAAGTTTGATGGAACAGTTAAATCACTTCCTTGTTTGGTTGAGGATTTTGTATTTACAAACGGAGGAAATAATCTTGGTTTAAATTATACAGCAGGGGAACTAACATATGCAGGTATAAACAATCTATACTCTGAAATTAATTGGTTTTATGCAAAAAATGGTTCGACACTAATAGATAGAGTAGTTACATATAATTATAATGAAAATGTTTGGACAACCGGATCATTAAATAGAACGACTTATGCTGATGCAACTTTATTTGAACACCCCTATGCAACAGAATTTATTTCATCAGGAACTCCTAATTTTCCAACAATTAATGGTGTTACAGCTGCTAATGGAGCAACTACTTACTATGCTCATGAAGAAGGAACCAATCAAGTAAGTGCTTCTGGAACGTCCTCAGCTATAACCTCTTTCATACAATCCGGTGATTTTGATTTAGATATTGAAGGTAATGGACAGTATTTTATGAGTATGAGAAGATTTGTGCCAGACTTTAAAATCCTTACAGGAGATGCTAAGATATCAATATTATTAAAAGATTTCCCTGTGGACACCGAGGTATCATCTCCACTCGGACCTTTTACTATATCTAGTTCAACGAAAAAAATTGACACAAGAGCTAGAGCACGGTTTGCAAGTTTAAAAGTAGAGAATACTTCTATTAACCAAAGTTGGCGTTATGGAACATTTAGAGCTGACACACAACCAGATGGTATGAGATAATGGGCGAAGAATACGATATTAACTACCTTAATAATTTAAATGACCCTTTTGTGTTTAGAAATGATAAACCTGATTTGTCAGGTACAGGAAATGTTCAGCCTAGAGTAGGACTAGAACCTTTATATCCTAATTTTGGTGCTCCAATGCCGATGGGATGGGAGAAAGAGCAGGGTACAGGAAATGTTCCTTTACAGGCAGATACAGGAAATGTGGTCCCTAACTTACAAGCACCAGATTGGACAAGTGTTTATGGAGATCCCAACAGAATTCAAGGATTTGAGGAGCGAGGACAACCTCTTGGTGGTGGGATTGCACCTATATATAATAATGCACTAGCAGCTAACAACAATAACTTACCTTTTAATCCAATTAAATCAGCTAAAAATTTTATACAGAATAAAATTTTAAATAAAGCAAATTTTACTGGAATGATACCTCTGGGTGCTCAACTATTAGGAGCAGTCCTACCTAAAGAAGATCCAAGGACTACTGAGATAAGAAATTATTATTCAGGAATGTACGGTACAGACGATATTGGAAGAATATCGGAAGGAGATTTAATGGCTGGTTATAATCCTATATCAGGTGGTGGTTTATATACGTTAACAGGCGGAAGAGCGGGAGACCCTCCAACTCAAGGTTTAGATAGAGCATATCAAAAAAGAATTGAAGGAATTGAAAAAACTTTAAGAAGAAAATACAAAATGACAGATACTGAGATTGCTGATATTTATGCAGGAGATTATAAAGGCGATGTCTCAAGTGATTTAATAAATAGAATAGTTACCCTTAAAGACAGACAAACTAAAGATAAAAAAACAATTAATAGAATTAAACAAAAACACGGTGCTAACGAAAATACTATAAGAAACCCGAATGTAAGCTCAAAAGTTAATTATGGAAAAAAAGATACTCATAGAGAAAGTTATCGAGGTAATATTACACCATCTAAAAAAAGTAATGTTCATAGCCAAGCTAGTTATGATAGAAGAACATAATGGCTAAAATAAATATTTATATTCCAGAACCAAAGGATGTATATGAAGCGTCTAATCAAAGACAAATTCTAGAAGCTTTAGATACATTAAAAAGTCAACTTAATTTTTCTTTTCAATTTGATTTAAAAGAAGAGCAAGATACATTTAATTGGTTTATAGCATGACAATACAATACAAAAATCAAGGGTTCAGTTTAACTACAACAAATACTGTTTCAGTGCTTACTGCAAACACAAGCTCAACTATATTAATAAAACAAATTCAAGCAAGTAATGGATCAGGAGGTTCTGCTCTTTCAGTAGTTTCTCAAGTTACAGATAATTCTGCATCATTAACTTACAGAATAAGTAATCAAAGTATTGATGCATCATCAACCACAGATTTAATAACCAAGACATTAGTACTAGAGCCCGGAGACGCACTAAAAATGACATGTTCAACAAAGGATGAGATACAAGGAATTGTATCCTATGCATTGATAGACAGATCACAGGAAAATGGCTAGACAAAAATTTACGCATTTTGTACCTAGACCTAAACCCAAGAAAAGAATAAGATGCCACAAAAAAAAACTTTCCAAAGAAGAAAAAAGAGACTATAAAAAATATAATCGACAAGGGCGTTAATGGATTTACAAGACATTGCTAAAAAAGTAAAAAAAATTCAGGTGCCCCTGAAGGAGCAAGATATCTTAGACTTTTTAAAAATAACTAGGAGATGGCAATATAGAAATACTTGGGGCCACCCATCAATAGAAATGATAGATTCAATTGGAAGAAGGCAGTCTGAAAGATTTTTTGATATAAAAGGAGAGCTTATTTATGATATTTGGAAACAATATTACGATAAAGGATTTACCTTTATTTTAACTAATATTTTAGATTTAACAAAAGAACTTCGAGAAATTGACCAATTAACAAGGGATCAAACTGGTTGGCATACATGGGGTAATTTTTATTTTTCTAAACCTGGAAGACTAGCTAGTTTTGGGTTACATGAACATGATTATGCTGTTATAGTAAAACAAATTTATGGTAACTCTCATTGGCTGGTTGGGGATAAAAAATTTATCTTAAAACCAGATGAAGTTTGTTTTATACCAGAAAAAACAAAACACATGGTGTATAATAAAAGTGAAAATAAATTATCACTAACTATAAACTTAGAATAAAGGAGTATATATGAGTGAGTTAGAAAGAGTACCTGCTGAAGCAAAAGAAATTATCAAGCACAAAACAACAGGAAAAGTCTATGAGTCTAAGGCTGCTTTTGATGCTGATGTTGCTGATCCAAGCACAGACACTACAGATGCAGATTTTTCTCAACACGTTGAGATTACTGTTGCAAAACTATCTCTCTTTGGTAAAACCAAGGAGTAATGGAACCTAGAGGTGCAACAGAACTTCAACAAGAACAGTTAATAAAACATGTCCCAAAAGAAATTTTGGACAAAGTACAAATCTGTACATCTATACCAGGAAAGGTTCCAATCGATCCAAAGAAATTAAATGTGCTTTGGCAAAAGAATTCCTATGACCAAGGTAATTTACAAGAATTTTTTGGTGATTCTAAAAGACATGATGAATATGATTGGTATGTCTTTAATTCACATTGGACTTATGAGAAGTTTAGATACTTCCATCAAATACCAGAAGATAAAAGCATCGTAATTAAAAATGGTGCTCACCATTTCCCTAAAAGAAAAATTTATAAGCAAGGAGATACAGTAAGAATACTTCACCATTGTACTCCTTGGCGAGGATTAAACGTATTGTTACTAGCAATGCAAATGCTTAAAAGCAAACATGTTGTTTTAGATGTGTATAGTTCAGCAAAAGTCTATGGATCTGAGTTTGAAAAAGACCATGACGAATCCTTTCAACCTTTATATGAACAAGCTAAATCATTATCAAATGTAAATTATATTGGTTTTAAACCTAACGAATATATTTTAGAGCATATGTCAGATTATGATTTATTTGTTTACCCATCTATATTTGAAGAAACTTTCTGCGTATCTGCCTTAGAGGCTTTAGCAGCAGGAGTTCATGTAATCACAACTAATTTTGGTGCACTTCCTGAAACTTGTGCAGAGTGGCCAGTCTATGTAAACTATTCTCAAAATCATGAATTATTAGCTGCATCTTTTGCACAGGCTATTGAAGTGGCTGTAGCTTATTTACATACTAATGATATTCAAAGTCATCTTGAAGAACAACAAAAATTTTATAAGAGATTTTATAATTGGAATAAAAA